TGCTGCTGTAGATCTTACAGGGGCGATTACGGTATAATCATTTGTAGATGTTAACCCAGTTAAGGTAAATCCAGACCCTCCACTGCCTACAGTTAATGCGGATGCTTGTTGTGCATTCCCTGCAGTTCTATTAAACACAACAACATCATTAATTGTCATATTTGATGGGACAACATTTGCAGCAGCTATTGTCAGTGTACCCGCTACAGCTTGTGCTTCAATGGGTTTTAATAAGTAAACTATAGGATTTGTAACTGCCTTTATTGAATCATATGGCATTGAAAACACTGCAGAAGCTGCTTCAGGCTCTCTTAAAACCATTTCAGCTCTAAAGTATTTAGAATCAGTTGCTGTTGAACCCGCTGCACTTAAAGTAAGACTATAGTCGTTTGTAATTGAGGAAATTTTTCTTAACTGTTCTGTTGAATCAATGTAAATATAATCACCCGCCTTAAAGTCAAGTGTAAATGACGTTCCTTGACCTGTTACAGCCGTGGATGACACGGAAACAGTTTTATCCAACTCCACATAATCAGTATTTACCCCCGGATTTAGTTTGTATCCTGCAACATTCGCACTAAAGTAAATTCCACCCTTAATATTTTTTACATCTCTTTGAAAATTAAAGTTCGAATTCATACTTAAATTGAAAAGAGATAATTTAAATACCGAATTCGAAAGAGATGCATTTCCTGAGTGATAATAAACACCGCGGAGGCGTGCACTACCTATTTCAGTGGTAGATTCCAAGTCATTATAAAGTTTTAATTCGGGAAACTTAGAAAAGTCAAAGTTTGTTAATGATCCTGACATTCTAACATTGGAAACAAGAGCGTAGTTGCCAACAGTTACGTCTATTTCCTCAGCTGTAACAGTTCGTGTATCGCGTGGTTTAGGCACCGTGATATATTGCGTAGCAATTTTTTCTATTTCATATCCATTAATGTATGCTTTACCCGGTTCAATTCCAACAGATAAATTATTCACATTGCCTGTTAGGGATACACCTTTATTATAAGAAGGTGAATCAACATATAACCAATTAATGGTTCCATCACTTGCTGAACCAAATAAATGTGTCGGTGCTGCGCCACCTGAAGGTCCTGAGTCTAAGGCAACATAAGTGTTAGCTTGATTCGTAACAACGTCTTTTCTTAAATATTGAATAGAGGGTGCCCATTGACCTCTATCATTAGTTCTTTCTTCGCGTATCTGAATTCTGAAAGGATTTACAGTATAATTGCCAGATTCATCAAAAGTTCTGCGTGCTATGTTTCTTTCAAGAATACTATATTGTGTACGATTTGTAATTTTTAATAAAATTCCGTTTTCAACACGTAAAAGTTCAAAAAATCCTTGATCAAGCTCAGACGTTGTTGACAACTTCGTTAGAATAAGCTGAATCTTATATCTGTCAGCACCTGGGGCTGATTCATTCGTTGTACCCAAAGCGTTATCATAAAGGGTTTCATCGTCAATCTCAGTTATAATCGATTCAGATAATGTAAGACCTACTCTAAATGTAGGTGTCTTTGAATATTTTTCAAGAGGAATAGTTTGTGTTAATACTTTTACAAAAGTATTTTGTACGAAATATACACCTTCTTGAATGGATGCTATCGAACTATCAAAACTTGCTTGTGTTGCATTAGTTACAAATGCAGTAGAAGTGTCTTTTATGGTTACTGTTTCTGATGCGGCAAACTGATTCGTTGTAAAATTAGTTCCTGTTTTAGTATATCTAATAATTAATGTTGGAGGATCATCACCTTCAGCGTTTAAACCTATAAGAACAAGAGCTTCAACACCTGTCGTGCTTCCGACAATAATTTTATTTTCACCATCAAATAGTGTTGATAGATTGGTTGAACCAACGCTGGCTGTTGTTAATTTTAGTGACTTTACATTGGTATCAATAGCAATTTGACCTGGGATAACCATTGCACCTTCTTCGAAGAAGTGCTTTCCCATTCTTTCAACCTGTTTTTGCATGATTGTTTGCAATTGTGTAAGCTCCCTCGCTTGCACTGCAACACCAGGTTTGAAAAGAACTCGATGAAATCCTTTATCTTCATCGTAATCATCATGATATGGATTAACGTTAAAATTAATTGCCATGGCTTCTCTTTAAAATTCTATGACTACGAAAACATCTTCTACTTGGTCAGTAGCTCTTGTAATTACATTTCTATTATCTATGTAGATAATTTCGCCAGATCGAGGATTGACAGCTGCGTTACCCAACTCTTTAACAGACCCCAACCCAATATTATCAATGAAAAGCGAATCATTTACAATTAAAGGTTTAAAATTTGCTTCTACATTTGATGATGTTGTTTCTGCTTGAATGTAATTTATAACGTTACCTGTGTAAGAAACAACCGTGGCATTTGCTCCCGATGTTGTACCTCTTAAAACTGCACCAGAAATTAATTTGTATGAGTTTGTAATCACGCCGTCTACTGTAACGTTAGAATAGGCTCTTAAGAGAGTATTTGCTGTTGTAAGTTTCGGAACATTTGTTGTTCCATATAAAGTAGGATCTTTTAGTACACCAATTTGTCTAAATTTAAAGTTATCAACGGGAATGGTTGGCGCGTCGGTTTGTTCAAATCTAATATTAACCATAGCATAAATACCCCCCAATTCATCAATTGGGTCCAAACCATGACCACCCGGGGGTGATAAAATAGGTTCAATTACCGCGTTTCCTAATCCGTAACTAACACCTGTTCCCACTGCAATAAGGTTTGTAACTTTCGCCTTCGTGTAGTTATTTCCGTAAACGTTTACCCACACGTTTGCAACGTTGCCATTTACAATGACTACTCGTGCATTAGCTTTTCCGTCACCATCTCCAACAACTTTAGCAAAATATGTTCCGCTTGTAGGATTATTACTTCCAATATTTGCACTTACTATATTATATGCATATATACCTTGCACATTTGAAGCTAAAGTTGTTACTGATGAGGTTGCGTTTAATGCAGGTATAAAGCTAGTGTTGCTAAATTTCACCCACGTACCAACAGGGATATTGTACATAAATTTCCACACATAATTATCTAGCCCATTTGCTTTATTTTCAACAATGCCTCTAAATGTATCACCCGTCCCGGTAGGTTCAGTTGTTGTAACGTTACCTGTTCCATTTGCAAGACATTTATATACATTATATTGAGAATTTAACACAAAATAATTATAGTCAAATAGATTTGCAGAATTGATACGATCATTATATTGGGCATATATATTGCCCGCATTCCAATTGTATCTTGGAATAGCATGAATAACATCATCAGTTGTCACTAATTTCATGGCTTCCATGTTATCCCAAACATCTCTTTGAGTTGCATAATCATCAACCGCCTGAGGGGGTGCATATTCTGTGGGCCATGTAGTTGGTTTACCTAAAAATACATAATAAACTGTATTTTCTGTTTCTGATACTGACTCAACGAACGCTCGAGCGTTTAAAAGTCTTGTATCTTTTGTAATAATAGCTGCCATTCATGTCTCTCCGAGATTTTCTAAATATTTATATAACTTTACCCAAGCATTATAGTTAACTTTTTTACATGTACATTACTTATATTACCTGTAAAAGATGAAGGTGCTATAATTACGTTTGCAACTGACCTATCTACCCAAAAAATTTCACTGTAAATGCCGGGAGTTGATCTTGAAATACCTACATATGTATTTGATGCTGTATTTGATGAAAATCTAACTGATCCTGCTGATCTTGAACGAATTTCATACGTAGCCATGTACTTTGCATTTGCATCAGTATTGTATTGTTGAATTGTATTCGCCGAGGAAGAAGTAATTGTTAAATTATTTAAATTAATTGCATGACCTGAACCTAATGTCCAATTAGATGATGATGTAAATCTGCTATTCAGTATTATGTTTGATCCACCCTGATACACGTTGGTTGAAAATGCAAACTGAGGATCAGTAGGTTTTTCATAATTATTTGTCACCAATTCAGGCGTCCAATCGGCGACTTCATAGATTCTTATACTTGAGTTGTAAAACTTCCACTTATCAAAGTTTCTGTAATAGCTAACTTGCCCACGATATTTATAAACATCTCTACTAATTCTTCCAATAGATTCCAAGACAAGTTGATTGAGGCCTCGAGATGGTGCTTGAGCTCCAATAGGATTTGTTATTTGAATACGCATTAAAGAGGTTGTGTATGCTCCTCCCGGTTCAACTTTAGTAGCTGAGAATGAATTAGCAAAAACCAAGAATACTTTTGTAAACAGCTTGTATCCAACCGGATGAATACTTTTCTTGATTATATCTTTCCACAAATATGAGGATTGATCTGCGGTTAGTTCATAAGAATACTCTTGATAATAATCACCATCTTGTATTTTTTTAACATCAGAAAGTTGACTATTCTTATTTAAAAACTCTGAAGGATATGTTGCAATTGCTCCGATTGCTGGCTTTACGTTTGCTTCCCTTGCATCTAAAGTCACTGCACCAGTAATTACATTCGCGTTTCCTTTAATAAGCGTATTTGCAACATTAAACTTTTTACTATTCAAAACCGAATTTACTGTATAGGTATTTGACCCTCTAATCACACCTGTTGTAAATGTCAAATTAATAGTATCACCGGTCGTCATACCGTGATTAATTGAATTACCTGAGGAAAACAAAATTATATCAGCAATGTTACTCTTTAACGAGTATTGCCCATTATAACTAAGTGGAGTAGTATTAAAAATTACATTAAATGTAGTGCTTAAATTAACTTCATTGTCTAAATCTGTTATTGGGTTAATTATGCCCAAAGTTTTTAATTGCCCGGTAGATCCCACACGAGATACTGTGCCTAAAAAGTTATTTACATCGGTAATATCATCTAAGTAAATATCAACATCTTCTGAATACCCAGTGCCCGGATCAAGAATATCGATTGATGAAATCGTATTGAAAAATTTAATGTTTGCAACTAAATCTAAATTTCCAGTGATAAGATTAGCGTAACTTAAAGATACTCTTTCTCCGGGAATAAAAGTTCCCGTTAGAGTATCAGATTCAATCTTCATTTCATATAAGGGGATTGTTGC